CTGAACTTCCAACAAACGCATACTATAGATTGTTCGCACGTAAATTCACATTCTTAGTACAAGGTGGATTTGACGGATGGGATATCTACAGAGAATGGAGAACTAACGAAGATAGATTCCAAATCGGTAGAACAGGATTCCTATTCGGAGCTTGTCCATCTACAAGATACCCACAAGCAACAGGTTGGGGAGCGTTTAAAGAAATTTCTTTAGGTGACGGAACTCAGAATTGGGCAAATACCGACTACTATGCATACTTGTTAGGTCAACAAACATTTGCAAACCCTGAGGCGGTTAACATTAACGTGTTTGTAACACCGGGTATTGATTATGTAAATAACAGTAACCTTGTAGAAGATGCGGTTAATATGATTGAATTCAACAGAGCGGACTCATTATACATTTGTACAACTCCTGACGTTGATATGTATGTTGCAACTACAACAGGGATTGATGTATTTATCTACCCAACAGAAGCAGTTGACAACTTAGAGAATACAGGAATTGACTCTAACTACACGGCTACTTACTATCCGTGGGTATTGACAAGAGATAGTGTAAATAACACTCAAATCTATATCCCACCAACAGCTGAAGTAACAAGAAACTTAGCGTTGACAGATAACATCGCGTTCCCTTGGTTCGCTGCGGCGGGTTACACTCGTGGTATTGTTAACTGTATTAAAGCTCGTAAGAAGTTAACTCAAGAAGATAGAGACATCCTTTACGTAGGTAGACTTAACCCAATCGCAACCTTCTCTGATGTCGGTACCGTAATTTGGGGTAACAAAACTCTACAAGTAAGAGAATCGGCTCTTGACAGAATCAACGTTAGAAGATTGTTGTTACAAGCTCGTAAATTGATTTCAGCAGTTTCTGTAAGACTATTGTTTGAACAAAACGACTCACAAGTAAGACAAGACTTCTTAAATGCTGTTAACCCAATCTTAGATGCAATCAGAAGAGATCGTGGTTTATATGACTTCCGAGTTACAGTTTCTTCAGATCCTGAGGATTTAGATAGAAACCAAATGACAGGTAAGATTTATATCAAACCAACAAGATCACTTGAATTTATCGACATTACATTCTATATCACTCCAACAGGAGCATCGTTTGAGAATATATAAGTTGGTTTATTATTCATACAAAGGGGGACGAAAGTTCCCCTTTTTTATTTAAGAGATATTTATTAATATGAATTACAAAAAATTTGTTAAAGAAATTTTATCTGAAATCATTCACGATCAGATGAAACCCACAATGAAGTATTATGCTTTTGACTGGGATGATAACCTTATGTATATGCCAACAAAAATTTATCTTGTAGATGATAAAGGTAAAACTGTTGGTATGTCTACGGAAGATTTTGCGGAGTATAGAACTGATATTGGTAAAGAACCGTTCAAATATGAGGGTCACACTATTGTAGATTTTGATAAGGATGCCTTCAGAGACTTTAAAGTACCAGGTGACAAGGCTTTCATTAGTGATGCTATGAAAGCAGAAACAGGTCCTGCATGGAGTGACTTTGTTGAGGCGGTTAATAATGGGTCTATTTTTGCAATCATCACAGCAAGAGGACACACCCCTTCGGTTCTTAAAAATGCGATTTATAATCTAATTAAGAAAAACAAACACGGATTAAGTGAAAAAGAACTTGTTAAAAATCTTAAAAAATATAGAGATTTGGCAGATGAAGAAGAATTGTCGGATGATGAATTGGTAAGAGTATATTTAGATATGAACAAATATCATCCTGTAAGTTTCGGTGAAGGTTCTGCTGCGAATCCTGAAGAACTTAAAGTAAAAGCAATGAGTGAGTTTATGAGATACGTTCAAGAACTTTCAAGGAAACTACAAGAAAAAGCTTTTATGAAAAATAAAATAAGTAATTATTTTGTACCTTATATTGGGTTTTCAGATGATGATTTAAGAAACGTTCAAGCAATGAAGAAACATTTTGATGATGAATCTGGATTAGATATTTATCATACAGGAGGAGGTAAAAAAACTAAATTTGAATAATAACTGGGACTAGTTAAGATATAATTTGAAAAATAATTGAAGTAAATAGAAAAATTTTTATTTCATAGTATTTATAATAAAAATAAAACAAAATTTAAACAATAAGATATGGCTGATTTATTAATGAAAATGCCGATCCCTTACGAACCGAAAAGGGAGAACCGATGGATCTTAAGATTCCCTTCATCACTTGGAATTAACGAGTGGTATGTGGAAAGTGCGTCAAGACCAAAACTTACGATCAACTCAAAAGAGATCGAATTTTTAAATACTTCAACGTTTGTTGCTGGTAGATTTAAATGGGATGCAATTTCAGTTAAATTCCGTGATCCTATCGGACCTTCAGCTTCACAAGCTATTATGGAGTGGATTCGTTTATGTGCTGAGTCGGTAACGGGACGTATGGGTTATGCAGCAGGTTACAAAAAAAATGTTGACCTTGAAATGTTGGATCCAACAGGGGTAGTTGTTGAAAAATGGATATTAGAAGGAGCATTTCTTTTAGGGTATGATGGAGGTTCTTTAGCTTACAACTCTGATAATATCGCAGGTATCACATGTCAAATGCAAATGGATAGATGTATCTTAGTATACTAATCTAAATAATACTAAAACATATAACCGTAGACTTTACAGTTTACGGTTTTTTTTTATCATTTAAGTTGAAATTATATATAATATGGAACAAAATGAATATACAGTAGGTCACGGTAATTTGAATTTACCTCATGACGTTATAACTCTACCAACACAGGGGATTTTTTATAAATCAAAAAAGAAATCAGTTAAAGTGGGTTATTTGACTGCGGTTGATGAAAACATACTTTCAGATTACGATGGAACAAGAAATGTTACTGAGTCAATTATTCTACCATTGTTAAGGAACAAAGTATATGAAAGAGAAATCAGACCTGAAGAACTTTTAGATGGAGATGTTGAAGCAATCTTGTTGTTCTTAAGAAACACAGCTTTTGGACCTGAATACAAAGTGACAGTCACAGATCCCGTAACCGAACAAAAATTTACTTCAACAATTAAGTTAGATGAACTTAATTTCAAAAAGACAGAGGTAGAACCTGATGAAAACGGACTTTTCAATGTGACATTACCTATGTCAAAAAACAAAGTAACTTTAAAATTATTATCAATATATGATACGTTAGAAATTAACGCAATTTTAAAATCGTATCCTTCTGACAGAACTGCACCGACAATCACAACTAAGTTGAACAAGCACATTGTAAGTTTAAATGGTGATACGGACAGAATTAAAATTTCAACATTTGTTGAAAGTATGCCAATTGCTGATTCTAAATTTATTAGAAGATTTCTAGTTGATAACGAACCAAGATTAGATTTAAGAAAAGAAGTAATAGCCCCGTCAGGAGAAAGAGTAATGGTCAACATTGCTTTTGGGGTGGAGTTTTTTCGGCCTTTCTTCGCAATATAAGATAACCATATTAGATGAGTTTTATTATTTCTCTAAAATTTTTAGAACACAATATTCTGAGTTTATGTCTATGCCTACATACATAAGAAAATATTTAATTAACAAATATGTTGAAGAAATTGAAAATAAATAAAATGATATTTATGAGTAAATAGGTAATTAGAATGAGTGATGAAAAGACATATAGTAAAGAAGAAATTGATAAGTTAGTCAAGGAAGCCTACAAAAAAGGTAGGAAAGAATCTGGTGATGATGATGGAGACGAAAAACCCGATCTACTTAATTTTGAAAAAGATTATGTAAAAAGTTGGCAAATTGGTCTAAAGGATATTAAAGATATTACTCAAGAAACAATGAAAGCAGTTGCCGATTCTTTTGTTGATCAAAGTTTAGGTGAAAATACTTTTATTAAATTATTAGATCAACAAGCTACTGAACTTTCTGCACAATTTGGTGTTGGAAAGGGTAGGATGGAGGAATTCCGTCAATCTATCGCAGATGTGTCTCCTGCTCTTATAAGAATGGGTATAGACCAAGAAACTGCAATCAAGAACATAGGTAAAATGGGTGAGGCATTGGGATCCGCGGCAAGTTTAGGAAGTGAGGCTATAATTGAACTATCCGCCGCTTCTAAAGCAACTGGACAAGATGTTGGTGTTTTAACTGGAAAATTCAGAGAAGTCGGTATATCGGTTTATGATGTCGGTGAAAAAATGTTAGAAGTTGCAAATTCTGCAAGAGCTGCTGGTGTTTCAGTCGGTGCGGTATCTTCAGCTGTTGCCACAAACATAGGAAAATTAAACGTATATAATTTTGAAGGTGGTATTAACGGTCTAACAAAAATGTCTATACAGGCATCTAGACTTGGTGTTGATATGGGTAAAGTATTCAAAATTGCCGATGATTTATTCTCACCTGAAAAAGCGATTGAGTTATCAGCATCATTACAAAGATTAGGTGTTACATCAAGTGGGTTGTTAGATCCATTAAGAGCGATGGACATGGCTCAAAACGATCCTGAAGCCTTACAAAAAGAAATAGTCAATATGTCAAAAGAATTTACCAAGTTCAATGAACAAACAGGTAAATTTGAAATTATGCCAGGGTCAAAACGAAGATTAAGAGAGGTTGCCGAAGCTATGGGTATGACTGCTGAAGAGTTAGCAGGTATGTCAATAAAAGCTTCTGAGTTCGACAAAAAAATGTCACAAATCAAATTACCAAGTTTTGCTGAGGGTAATGAAGAAACTAAAGAACTCATTGCTAGTATGGCACAGATGAAGGATGGTGTTGCCACGGTTAATGTAAAAGATGAAAAAACAGGTGAAGTATTATTAAAACAAGTTGATCAATTAACACCCGAGGATATTGAAAAACTAAAAGAGTCTCAAACAACTCAGGCTCAAACCGTTGAAGAGTTAGCTTATGATCAATTAACAGAGTTACAACAGATTAATTATAGTATATCGGGAACAAAGGCTGCAGTTGGGTTTGGGAAAGCTACTTCAGAACCAATCGAAAAACTCTTCACAACTATGATGGGTATCAATAAAGATGTTGCCGTGGGCATGAATAGAGGTGTAACGACAAAATCTATTAGAGAACCATTAACACAACTAACCCAACCAATTGAAGATGCAATAACCTCATTATTGAAAGAAGATAAAGAAGGTGCGAATTTAGCATTAACTAATTTTTTAACAAACGCCGCTAAAATAGAAGAAGAATCAAAAGTTAAAATTCAAGCTTCATTTGATGCAACTTTAAAAAGTATTCAGGATACATTTAATAAAGCGTATAATCCACAAAAACCTGCAGAGGGACAAGTAATAACCGTTAATTGGAATATTTCAGGTGATCCTAATATTACTAAAAACGTTGATCAAGAAACCGTCAATAAAATGATGATCAAAGGATCGGACACTCCTGAGGTTAAAGTCAATTTAAATAGTAATTTAAATTCTAAAAACGCACCATCAGCTATGACAGGAGGAAAAAATCAACCTTAATATACTATTCAAAAAAATAGACTATAATCTATTTATAAAATAAAAGTATGGCTGAGAGTTTTTTATCTTTTGGTAACTCAGAATTGTTTAGAAAACAGTTATTAGTTAGAAATTTACAACCCTATGGAGTACCAGGTGCTTATACATCACCTGGTAACCCTGTAAATTATGAAACAAATTTAACAGTTTCTAATGTGGTAGATTCGCCTAATAATTACGTTTCAACAAATATATTTGCTTCTGACCTTTATCCTTTAAATGAATATGGACCTGAAGGTGGTTTTGGAAACCCAATTGGTGTTAATCTTACACCGGTTTTAGAACCAAATCAAGGACCATACTACCCAATTAATGGAGAACAAAGTCAAGGATTGGTACTTGTAAATGAATTCTTTATAGAATCCGCATACGTAACTAACAGATGGGGACCATCAGGAGGATATAAAGATTTAGTCATTATAACAGATGTTCAACAATCAGGACTTATATACCAACCATATTGGTACCCTGGTTATTATAGTTATTCTAGTTACTCAACATACGGAATAGTTTTTTCGGACGATCCGTTGGGGTCAAATGGACCTTTATCTGCCGATAGTTATTTGGCAAAAATTGGTGCAGAACAATTAAAGTTTGCCTTCAATGAAAGAATTGCACAAGAATTAGAACAGGCAACAATTGGTGCTATTAACTTAGATACAATATCTGATCCTTTCTCTGCGAGTTTATTAGCAACAGGACAACAACCATTCTTTATACGAAATTGGAAAATTACAGTTCCTGAAAATCCCGCTTTGGCTGCGGTATCTTTAGCTAATAGATTAACAGGTACTTATTTCCCTGTTTCATTTATCCCTGGTGATTATTTTGATGATGATAATCCTATTAATGGACCACAAAATGCTGCGGCCTTAGGTGTTGCGAATAATCTAACAGGTGGTTTGTTAGCACCGATATTGAATAAGTATAGAAGTCCATCTGAAGTATTTGTTGCAAATACAGGTAATGGTCAAAGATCTGCATTATTTTCGGCATTAGATTATAACCTTTATAGACCGGCCTATAATAGAGGTATAGTTGGTGGTCTGATTGCGGGTGCATCGGCAGCAGTAAATAGATTATTTGACCAAGACAAAGCTCAATCTTCGGGATATTATGTTGGTAGTGAAAATGCTGAACCATCACAAATTGATGGACCCCCTAATCAATTACCTGTTAATCAATTTGGAGTTCAACAACAAACTATAGTTTATGGACCACAAGAGTTAGGTATTTTATATGAAGGTAATGAAAACCAACTTAATTTCGGATTGAAAGGTAAATCTTATACTGATGGAGGTGGAACATCAGGTCAAATGGTTTGGACTTCACCAAAGTATAAAGGGGATGCTGGTTTCCATGCGACTGTGGGTGGTGGTGCAGGAAGTTTAGATGACGAGTTTAATCAGATTTCAGGTGATTATTTAAGATATCAATCAATAGATGTTCCTTTCAGACCTGGTTCTATTCTTTATGAGACACAAAGATTAGTAGATTCGGCGGATCAAGTACAAGGACAAGCAAGGTTAAAACATGTTGGGACGGCAATCAATCAAGTCTCAAAAGTTTTTAATGATGGTTATAAAGAATTAACGAAAGGTTCTAGAGTTTTATCTTATGTTAATCAAGCGGACGGAACTCAAGCAGGATTAGAATATTGTAGAGTGTTCCAAAAAGATACTCCATATTACACATATGCTGACTTACAAAAAGTTGACGGTATAACAACTTCAGGTAGAAGATTTGACTATTCAATATTTGATAATACATACAACTTAAACATTGCACCTTTAAGAAATCCGGGCTCAACAAATATTGTTGACGGTAAAGTTAAAAAGTATATGTTCTCAATTGAAAACTTGGCTTGGAGAACTTCAGACAGACCGGGTTACACTTACGATGATTTACCTGTTTGTGAGAAAGGACCAAATGGAGGAAGAATTATGTGGTTCCCACCATATAATGTTAAGTTTAGTGATGACACCAAACCCGATTTTAATGCAACAAGCTTCATAGGCAGACCCGAACCAATTTACACTTATAAGAATACATCCAGAAGTGGACAGATCAGTTGGACCATCATTGTGGATAATCCATCCATGATGAACACTATTATTGAAAAACAAATGAAAGGTGCATCAAAAGACAGAATTCAAAGTATAATTGATTCATTCTATGCTGGTTGTACTAAATATGATATATATGAATTAGGTATTAAATTTAATACTATACCAACAAAAGATTTATACACTTATCAACAAATTTTAAACAACCCAAGACTAACCACTGAAGAACAAGTAGAAGTTTTACAAAGTATACCTACAAATCAAGAAACTACAAATGCTAATGATGCTTCAGGTGCCGATGGTACTGAAGGAACTACAGGTACTGGTAATCAACAAGCCCAAAACATCCAATATGTGGATGCTGATTTAAGTAAT